TCGACACTGAGCCGCTGGAAACCTGATGAGCCTGTTTGAATCTGCGATAACTGCCGGGCTGCAAATGTCACGGCAGGCCGCTGGGGTGCCCGTCACGGTAACACGTGGCGGCACCACCATCACGGTTGCGCAGGCAATTCAGGGCGAGACTCAGAAAGTGCCGCTGGCGGATAATTCCGAGATCACGGTGGACGCGGCCGACTGGTTGATTCCGGTTGCCGCGTACACCCTCGGACAGCCGCAAAGCGGCGACATCATCACGCGGAGAATTGACGGCACAACACACGTTTACACCGTTGAAACTCCCGACTACGGGCAGCAGGCGTGGGATTGGTCGGACACAGCCAAGACTACCTACCGCATCAGGACACGCAAGGACGGCGGCAGCGCTTACGACGTGAGCAAGCCGAACGGATTTGATTTGGCCGGGAGTGAAATGCGGTATGACTGACATGGTTGCAGGACTAGACGACCTCGAGCAGTTGTTTTCAGCAATGGTTGAGCACGGCGGGCGACGCATAGCAAAGTCGGCATTACGAGCGGCGGTTGTGGAAATTGCACGCGAAATGAAGCGGGACATCCCCGCGAATGTCGCAGACGCACGGGATTCAATCCGCCATTACGTGGCGGGCGGAAATAACAACATCCGCGCAAAGGTTGGTGTCAATGTCGGTATCGGTCGTAAGCGTCAACCGGTGAAGAAATTGCCGCGTCGCCGTAGTGGCGGGGTCGGCATTAGCGCCCGAAATGCGGACTGGTGGATCAAGGGCACAGAGCAGCGGTTTCGCGGTCGCAAGCGTCGCAGTGACGTGCCGCGACTGGGCCAGTCGCTAGTTTCAACCGGGCGAATGCCTGCGGGGCGTGACGGTCTCGCATCGCTGGCATTTACCCGCGCCGCAAGTCGGCTACCTGCACTCATGCAGGCCAGAGCACAGGGCCAGTTCAATAAGCAAATGAAACGGAGGGCATAACAGATGGCGAAGGTACCAGTCAAAGGCACGATCATCAAACAAGAAATTTCGTCTGTGCTGACCGCCGTTGCGCAGATCACAGAATTTGGCAGCAGTGGCGCCGAGTCGGAAACATACGACGCAACCACCATCGATACCAGTGGAGCGGGCAAAGAGTACGCGCCAACGGGTTACAGCGAGGGCGGCAGTTTCGATTTCGGCATGTTCTACGATCCGGGGCTTGCTGGGCATCAGGCAATCACAGACCTCGTGACAACACCGGCCGAATGTAACTGGGACATCACGTTTGCTGACACCGGCGGAAGCAATTCAACAATGACGAGCGCGGGCGTCGGGTTTAACTTTACCGGCGCAATGAACGACGGCTTGAAAGCCGACGTATCACTGAAACTGGATCAGCTGATCGGTTACACGTCGTGAGGTTGAGCGATGCAAATCAAGCTAATTCGTAGTGACCTCGGCGTAGCTGCCGGGGTTGCTGATTCCGAAGACATGATACACCGCGACGGCCGCCGATGGTGGCGTTGCGGTGCAATCATCGACGTGCCACAACGCGCGTGTGAAATTCTCGTTGGCAATGGTGATGCAGAGCCAGCAGACGACGACGCAGAGGCGGCATGCGAGGGGTGGCGAGACAAACGCGCAGCGGTGCTGGAATCGCGCGAGATGCTGGCACGCGGCATTGAGCCGGAAGACCGGGAGGCATTCCGGCGGGGTGAGCTTACGGGGTACGACGAAGACGGCAATCCAATCAACGAGGGGGCAGAATGAGCAGGCAAGTTATCGGTCGCGAGGCGTTTCTAAACGGGCTGGCGGATACACCGAAAGAAGATGTGCCGGTTCCTGAACTGGGCGACGGTTGCGTTGTGCCAGTGTGGGGCATGACGGCAGGCGAGCGCACGCGGTTTGAGCGCGGGTTCACCAGCAAAGCCGGTGCGACAATCGACGCACGGATCCAAGAATACCGCGAACGGCTGGTTGTGGCGTGTTGCCGCGGCGACGACGGCACGCCGATTTTCACGGTTGACGACGTTGCAGCAATTGGCGGCAAACGCGCCGACGTTCTTGAAAGAATTGTAAACGCCGCGCAGCGGTTGTGCGGCATGAGCAATGCCGACATTGCTGAAGCGGTGGGAAACTAAAACAAGACCCGGCAAGGCTGTTGGCCGCGAGGCTGGCGGCCGCGGTGGGATACGCTGACCCGGAGTTAATGCTAGACGGCATGACGCCGGAGCAGTGGCAACACTGGCAGGCTGTTGATTGTGTTGAGCCAATCGGCAGCCGTGGTGTTGAAATGATACTAGCACGCATCGGCGAATTGCTGGCGCGGTTTGTCGGTGCTGAAATGAAGGCCGCAGATTTTGCACCGTGGCTGACACCGTCAAATGGCGGCAAGCTATCACCAAAGCAATCGGCCAGTGCGATCCAGCAACAACTAAAGCGGGCGAAAGGGCGTTAATTGTGGCAAGTTTCGGCACGCTATCGTTGACGCTGACGGCAAACGCCGGGCAGTTCCAAGCTCAAATGCACAAGGCGGCACAGACAGCCCACAACCTCAAAAGTGCGGTCACATCTGCGGTTGTGGTTGCGGGCAAAATGAACAATTTGCGGGTTGGTCGCGATCTGCCTGAGCAGCTTGAGGCTACCGGGCGCGAGTTGCGGGTGGTGGAGCGAAACACCGCCGCGGCAACGGCGGGCATTCGCGGCATTGAAGAGTCGTTGACGGTTGCAAGTAGCGCCGCAGCGGTTGCATCATCGACACTTGCCCTTGCTGGCCGGTCAATGGGCACAATGGGGGCTGCCGCATCCGGTGCGAGCGCTGCAATGAGCGGTGCCCTCATTCACGTGATGGGATTGCGCCGGGCAGTGCAGACACTCGGCACGGTTGTTGGGCTGGCGGCTGATGGAATCAAAACGCTATTGCTACCGCTGCGGCTGGTTGGCAGTGGCGTTGCTGTGGCGGCGAGGTCGTTTGGGCTGCTGTTACTGCCGGTCCGCATGGTGGCCAGTGCGGCGGGATTGTTTCTGCGAGTGCTGACATTGCTGGTGTCGCCGATGCTGAGTGTAGCGGGCGTTGCCCTGAAAGCGTATTTGGCGTTTAAAGCGTTTCAGGTGCAGGCGAAGATCCTGCGGGCCGTCATGGATTCGCTGCCGCCACGTGCAAAGGCGGTGGCGGGTGCGCTTGTTGCAATTGGTGCGGCAACACGCACTGCGTCTGCGGCACTTGGGATGTTTGGCACGGCGGGCCGCGTGGCCGCGTCTGCGTTGTCCGCAATGGCGTTGCCGCTGCGGCTGATTGTGCATCCAATCCGCACCGCAACAGCCGCCGTTGGAATGCTGACACGTGCAGTGCGGGCGCTCGTTAGCACGGCACTGGCACCGCTGAAGCTGGCACTATCGCCACTGATGCTGCTTGCCGCAGGTGCGGGGATGCTGAAATTGGCAGCCGATGCGGAAACGCTGCAATTGCAAATGGCAGTGTTGACCAAAGACGCGAAACTTGCCGCACGTGTCATTGCTGAGTTGAACACGTTTGCAAATCAGACACCGTTTTCAAAACTTGACATAAAAGCGGCGGCGCGGCAATTACTGGCGGCGCAGGTGCCGGTATCGCAGTTAATCACAGACCTGCAAATTCTCGGCAACATTGCAGCGGGCACCGAAGTGCCGTTACGGGAGTTGGCCGACGTTTACGCGCGAATGCGGGTGAGCGGTCGCGTGACGATGGTGGATATCAACATGCTGCAGGGCCGCGGAATTGATATCGTCACGGAGCTAACAAAGCGATTCGGCAATCTGCAACAGGCGGTGCAGAATAACCAAGTCGGGTTTGCTGATATTCGTGCCGCATTGCTATCGCTCACAACCGGCGCGGGCACGTTTGCCGGAATGATTGACAAGCTATCTGACAGCCTGTCCGGCCAATTCAGCAAGCTAAAAAACAACATCATCATTGCCGCAACAGCTATCGGCGAGCAGATGGCACCAGCTGTGAAATCCGTGCTGGAGCAGGTGAACCGGCTAATTGAAGGGTTCATGCAGATCCCCGATAAAATTGGATTTGTCGGGGATGTGATTGCGGCCGCGTTTAATGTTGTGTTCGCAAAGATTGCCGACGCGTGGGACGCGACAGTGCGCCGAATGAAAGGTTCGGCATTCAATTTATTGATGAACGTTGCTGGTGCTGGAATAAACATCCCCGGTGGTCGTGGCAGAATAGTGCCGCAGGTCAAGCCAGCGGCGGCAGGGCCTTCACCAGCATTGGCAGCCGCGCAGGCTGCGTTGGGTGGCCTGCTGGATCAATTGAAGAAACAAGCACCAGCGGTGCCCGCATTGCAAGCGCCGCCCGCTGCTGGAAAGGCCGCAGGTAACGCCATTGCTGGACTGCTGGACCGGCTAAAGGTGGACGCGAATGTGATTAGCTGGGGCGTGCGCGGGATGCTGGACCGTGCGCAAATTCGCGGCGGCGCGTTCATGAACATGCTGCGGAATTGGTTCGGGGGCGACGGCGACGCCATGCAGGCGCAACAGTCGCAAACCGCCGCAGCCATGCAGCGTGGCAGCGCGGACGCATTTTCAACCATCGTGCAGAACATGTTGAGCACGCGTGATCCAGTTGAAAAGGCGGTAAACAAGGGCAACAACATTGCGGCAAAAGGGTTCGACGCGCTAGCAGATGGACTCGGCGCAATTGCCGCCAACATGGGAGTTGCTGGACCATGACAGTTACCTATCTCGGGCCAGTTGACAACGGCACAGCAACCAACACGCGAGGCGTGCGGCGGTACGTGCGCAAATTCAAGCTGGACGCCGACAAGACAGACGATGCGTACACGGTTGGCAGCAACGCGAGCTTGCCGAAAATTGGCGATTCGCACCCGTCCGACACCGCCGCACGTTGCGAGATTCTGCGAGTTGAGCATACAGACCCCTATCGGGGATGGACTGTTACTGCAGAGTATTCGAGCGAATTACAAAACAGCGCAGGCACTGGCGGGCTGAACAACAACCCGACCCTAGACGTTGCGCAAATCAGTTGGGGCAGCGAGCAATTCCAGCGGCCGTTAATTGTTGACAAAAACGGCGACGCAGTTGTAAATAGTGCTGGTGATCCATTCGACCCGCCCGCAATGATTGACGACAGCCGCCGAGTTGTGACCGTGCAGAAAAACCTGACAGCGGTGCCCTCGTGGATTCTCGACTACCAAGACGCGGTAAACAATGACGCGTTCAGTGTCGATAGCGTGTCAATTGCAATTGGCCAAGCTAAAATGCAAATGGTGAGCGTTGGGCCGGTGCAGGAACGCAACGGAACGCTATTCCGGCAGGTGACGTTTCAAATTCAATTCCAACGCGATGGATGGGCGGTTGATATACTTGATGCGGGATTCCGAGAGAAAGACCCGGCAGATTCAACCAAGCGAATTGCGATCACGCTGGACGATGGCACCGACCCGTCAACGCCCGTCTTGCTAAACGGCAGCGGCAGCAAGCTGGACGACCCGACACCGGCAACCGCGCAGTTCATCACATTCAACGCGTACAAGGAACGGGCGTTTTCCAGCCTGCCCCTGACATGAGCGGATTCCTGATCAATGCTGAATTGCTTGCACTAATCCGGCGGACAATCCGCCAGGTGCTGGGCGAGTATCGCAACGCAGAAGGGCACCGGGGCCGATACCAGCAGAGTCAGCGGCGATTGCAGGGCGTACTAGACTTCGATCTTGACAGCGCGGACGCATGGGAGGATGCACCCTCAACAGCGACATTCAGCGTGTATGCCAAAGACTCAAGCGGTGACATGGCAGACACCGGCCGCAATGTGGTGGTGACTAATCGGGCGCTATTCCTGACATACACCGCGGGCACGTATTGTAAGGTCGAATGGATCGACGGCGAATGGCAAATCTACGCCGCAGATTGCACGGGGTGACACATGCAGGCGGGGCACTGTTGTCAATGCCAAGGCGGCGAGCGGGCGATTACACTAAAGGGCCTGCAGGCGTCCGACGGCGTCACGCAATGGGAATGGGGGCCGGGGTGGAAAGCCGCGCGGGTGTATGGCTCAACCGATTTCCTTGCACTCACGCACGACAACACAACCGGCAACAATGTAGCGGCGACCGTATCGGGTAATAGGTTTCGCGCGGACTACAACACCGGCAGCGACAGCTACGCCAACAACAGCCGACGCGGCGTGACCATTGCGGATATTGACGGCACCGCAGGCACCGACACAACAACGGCGGTTGATTGGATTCTGGACATTGATTCACCCGACTACCCGCAATCGGTCAACCTGTTTGGGGGCGGTGATTCTGCCGGGCTGAGCACCGGCGAAATGGCAATCAACGGGCACGTCGCACCGGCCGTGGTGTTCACGACGAAAACAAACCTCACGACGACAGCAACCAAGGTTTACGAATTTCT